TTCCTATTCTGTGCGATAGATCGTAGCTTCATCCAAATATCGTTGATCTGATGCCTGTACTCATTCCCCGCACCCTTGGATGGCTTAATGATATCTGCATAATCCACAATCACTACATCCGGGGCATATCCTTCATAATAATACATATTATCCAAATAAGCAACAATATCCTCAACAGTAGCAGTGTACATCGGCAAGAATATGAATTTACAGTTACCACCACCATAAGCCAAACGAAAACTGTCAAGTCTACTCTGGATAGGGACATCTGTCACGGCTTCCTTATTCGCCACTTCTCGTTCAATAGACCACGTTTTCCCCTCTTCCTTCAAGTTAGGATCACCCTCTACATATTGTGGTGCAAAGTAAGGGATGTTGTAAATACCACTATGCTTAGGGGATGCCGTCATACTTTGCCATGCTCGCCTAATCATCTGTGGTTCACGCATCTCTAGGGTGAAATAGACCACATTACAGCCTTGGGACATGGCAGTTTCAGCTACAAACCAGAGAAAATATGACTTTTTTCCTTTAGGGGGGGCAAGGGCAGATATCAAATCCCCCCGCATAGGCATTCCCATTGTCTGATTTAGGGCACCAGGAAACTTAAAAACGTATTCGTGACTTTCATTAAAAGCGGCACTAATCTTAGAAGCATCACTCAATATATCCGCCCCATCACCTTCAGGAAGCCCCACACGAGTGAAATTGGCTATAGACTGCTCACCCTTCACCGGGTCATGGAGGGCTATGGCTTCCTCTATCTTCTCCTTATGAAGCTCAAGGGATCGTAGTTTGATATACTTTATTGCTGTATCTACATTGTAGTTACTATTGGTATGCTCTTGGCTGTCACTTAGCGATTGAAGGAATGAAGCCACTGACTCCATTTCCTCCTCATCAACTAAAGATGACTGTTTCTGTAGGAATATATCCTGTATAAGAGCATTAGGCACTTCCTCATACATATCCCAATATTCCTTCACCCAAGCGGACACAACCTTGGCATAGCGTGTCTTGAAGAACTTAGGCTGAAGGATAGGAAGCACTTTTTGGGCAAATACCTTGTCGGTAATGAGATTAGTGATTATGGATCGTTCTTGATCCATGTTGATTTTAGTTCGGATCAATCTCCGCCCGCCTTAAAATTATACACAGGCTTTACAAACTCTACGATATCAACCGTCTCGGCAATATTCTGAAGGATAATACCCTTGTCCTTATAAGCATCCGGGGATTCATCCAAAGTTCCCTTATTGGCCGTAGTCGTATACACCCCCGCTTGCTTCATATCCTCCTGAAAATAGTCTACATCGAGCATTTCCTTGGCCTTGGAACGAGATAGGATGCGCCCCGCCCCATGTGGAGCGGAATAATTATACTTCTTATTTCCCTTGCCCACACAAATTGCCAGCCCATCCCTCATGTTAAAAGGGATAATCACTCGCTGTCCCTCATATGCAGGAGTAGCCCCCTTACGAATCATACAAGTCTCGTCAATGAAATTGTGCCTAGACTCAATGGAATCTACAGGTTCCTTGCCAAAAAACTTCTCCAACTTGTTCATCATAGTTTCACGATTAATGCTTGCATACTGAGAACCTACAAGCTGGTCATTGATATAATCCTGTCCTTCAGGAGAATCTACTGCAAGAAAGGGGATTCCCTGCGTATCTGCGCCCCACATAGTACACAACTTCTTGGCTATTTCGCCATGATACTTTGCAATCTGAAGTCCAAAATTACGGGAACCGGAATGTATAGTTACCCATAGTTTTCCATCCGCCCCATAGCCAGCCTCAATGAAATGGTTTCCTCCTCCAAGAGTACCAATAGATCGGGATGCCCTAGCCATATCCATTCCAATCTTCTTCACGATATGACTATAAAAATCCACTCCCGAAAATACCTTGTCATTTACACAAAATCCAGAGGGGATATTGTCTTTGATAAACTCATCAAAAGCACGAGTATCAAAATTATCAATATCAAACTTCCGAGAAAGCATCCCGCAACCGATATCAACCCCAACCACATCCGGGATAACTCGCTCGTTCATCTGCATAGTGAAGCCAATACACGATCCTGCACCGGCATGACAATCAGGCATGATTGCGATATAGGAACCAGTAAAGGAAGGGTTATTTGTAAATTCCTGAATTTGCCCACGAGTAGTGTTATCTATATCGTCAATCATTACATTGGCGAAATTATACTTGCCCTTGATAATTTGCATACTTTACTCCTTGGTATACTCATTAACCTTATTATTGTGATCTATACATACATCTAAACAATTCTTTCGGCATATAGAATCATTGTAAGTATCAATCCCATCAAACCACCCCTTCCGCTCGCTTCGTATTTGCTTTACGGTTTTCCCGTACACATCCCCAATAGCATCCCCCTGTTCCCGCATATAGATAACACAGGGAAAATGCTTTCCATGTAACACAATCATATCATCCTTCACCAAATGACATTTATGACAATCATGTTCTTGGATACCGCGAACATGCCTTCCTTCTTTAATATGCTGAAGTCTGTACTTTAATATCTTGTACTTAGTCTGTACATCAATATTAAGTAGATGATTTGATTGCGCCGAAGGAATTATTCTAATATCAGACACACCTAAACTTGTGGCATAATCTATGATTTTAGTAAGTTCCTCGTTATTCTGTTTATCTAGTACAACCCCCACAGAAACATAAGTGATCTTACTAAGTTCCCTAATCACCATACTTATATGGTCAAAATGGGAAGCAGTCCCCGCCATAGTATCCGCTGTAGAGGAACAACACGCATCCAATGAAATTGAAAAATCGTTTACTCCCGCCTCGTGAAGCGCATAGTAATATTCCAAATCAGCACTGCCATTAGTAGAAAGTGCTATATGCTCAATACTAGGTTTGGTTTTAGTATACTGCACTAATTCCAGTAAATCCTTCCACACAGTAGGCTCCCCACCAGAAAAACGGATGTTATGAAGGTTCCCGCTAGCCCAAATATCCACAACTTCTTTAGCCTGAGCGAGTGTTAGATCACCTTGAAGTTCCTTAACTATGCCTCGACAATAGGGGCACTTGAAATTGCACCTATTGGTAAGAATAAGCTCACATCGTTGAAGATCACTTTCCCAGGAGACATTCTTGGCACGAATATCAGAAAGGGTGTAAAAGCCTATGTCCTCAAGTTTCATCACATACCTCTTATGTATATAATACTATAAGAATCCCCATTAGTCAAACAATTTATCCGCAACCTTATTATCCAACACCTTAGTCACAATCTGATTCTTATTCTCCAATATCTCTGCGATCTTCTCTTCGGGGCTTTCCTTCCCCACCAGATAATACACCGTAATCCTCTGCTTCCCATCCCCCGGCAAAAACACCCGCTCCTCTGCTTGTTCCGCATCACCTGGATTGAATGGCATCTCTACAAAAGCTACTGTATCCGCCGCCGATAAGTCAATACCCACATTCGCACTAATCACTTGCCCCACAAAAAGCCGTATTTTATTATCATTCTGGAACTTGTCCTGCCGTTCCGTTTTCTTCTTGTTATCTATGCCCCCATACACCAATACCGCCTGTTTAGAAAAGGCGGAATAGATTGATTCGCATATCCCCCTATGCCATGCAAAAACCACCAATTTCTCGCCACTATCAAGGTAATCAGCAATCCAAGCAATCTTCTCCTTTAGCTCTTGTTCCCTATTCTCAGTATCATCCTTGGCAAACGACACCACAATCCGTTGCTTCACTGGCAGATCGGTTAGAACATCTTCCTTCCGCCGCCTAATCATGTACGGTGATATTTTTGCTATAAGCTCCTCTGCATTGGATAGGCCGGTATAATCATACTCATGGGCAAAATAATTCCATTTAGGATCGCAGAAATGTTGCTTGTACTTGTTCTGGCTAGGAAATTCCTTTGGCGCAACTGCATTCAAAGAAGTCCAGAATTGAACCGGGCAACTCTTGATAGCTGTTCCACTTAGTAGGATTTTATGTGGAATCAACTTGCATAGCTCCATAAATGCCTGTGTGCGCTTGACAGGAACTTTTGCCTTTAGTTTTGCATTGTACATCTTGGTATTGCATAGGTAATGGGATTCATCCATTACCATAACGTCAAACTTCTTTTCCTTCAATACCTCTTTCCAGTCATAGAGGATGTCGTAATTGATTACAAAAAATCTAACATTTATCATCATAAGGGAAGAAGATGTTTTACCAGAAAGAATTACGGAATCCTCATGGAGCCACTTATTTATCTCCCGCTCCCACACATATTTAACATTGGAAGGACACCCGATGAGAATTCGCTTGTACTCTGGATGTTGCATACAATAGGATAAGGCTGTAAGACTTTTGCCTAACCGTGGAGCAAATCCCACAATACCATTTCCATTTACCGCCTCAAGGAACTCCACCCCCCGTACTTGGTAGTCTCGTATCTTATCCGGTAATAGGGCATGGTTGATTTCCTTCCGTGGCGTCTCCGCAATAGTAAACGTAGGCGTTTTATCCCATATCTGCTTTACTGCCAATGAAGGGACAAACCCCGCATCGAGGAGTTTATCCATATTTGCTTGAGTTGCTAGTGCCGTCCATTGCTTATTCACTGCATCAAAGTTCCGTCCCTGCAATGACCGCACTATATTTAGGATATAGCCGAAGTCACTACGAGGGACTAGGAACTTGATGATAAGTAGATTTTTGGAATAGTCTAGGGATTTCAAAGGATGTTATGTTCCTTATCAAACCGTTCCCAACATTTTTCCTTGGTAGAGAAAGAATCGCATCCAGAAAAACTACCACACCCCGTACATTCATCCCAATGAGGTTTCTTCTCGTAGTCAACAGATTGATACCACCATGCAGGGCAAGTAAACTTTCGCATTTCACTTTTAGCCGGGAATTTTCCTATGCGCTTCCAATCCTTGTAATACATTCCTCCAAAATCTTCAAACCTATACCCATCTCCCCGCCCTACTCCAATGCCGGGGTTGGTTTCTATCACCCATTCTACTTTCGGGTTATCTACTTTTTCTATAAATTCCTCATATTCATGTACGTAATGGTGTTTCCCTGTTCCGTCACAAGTTGAACAAACCACTCCTGCACCATCTCGTTCCCCCATCCCAATAAACACACCAGTTCCGTGACAACTTTGGCATATTTCATCTACTTCAAATTTCATTTCCCTTCCTCCATATTCTTCCAGCCTCGCCTCATAGCCAGTTCCAACTTCAGGTGATAGTCGGAACATTCTGCCAGGGCAGTATTCAACGCCGCCAGAACCCTATAGAATGAACTGTCCACTGGATTCTCCATTTTATCGAAGATTTCCCTAGCTTGGCCCACAAGGGCGGCGGCTTCGTGAACTTGTTCGTTGGCTGTGAGATAGGTGTCAGACATTTTTGAACCCATCTATCTGATAGACCTTAATGACAGGAGCATAGGTAGCGGAATAGAAGGTTCCAGCCTTTTCGAATTCTGAAATAAGCCGAAGCGCCTCTTCTTCCGTAGACAGATAATAATAAAATATCTGATCTGAAACATTCTCACATACTTGGTAAGGCTTGTACATTTTCATCCCCTCCATTGGGATATTCCTAATCTACTACCATCCATAATCTAAGTCAAACAAATTAAATTATAATCTGCCAAATCTGTCCGCATTTCGCTGTGCGGCAGTTTTCAGGTATTCAATCACAATAGGCACTTCTTTCTCTTTAATGTTAGTCAGAAGAACCCCCCGACTTGCTCCCTTACGAGGATGGATTACCCACATCTGAAGTTCAAGATGCCCGTGTTCCTCATCGTATATATGCCCATTTCCACCGCAAACAGGACATTTCCCATATACTCCAAGATGTCTAGCACGGGCTTCAGTAGCTACCCAATGATTGATACTGTCATGCCCCATTCCCTTTTTACTCCATTCATTGACTTCTTGGGCAGAGGGAAACTTGGGGCAATCTACTATTTTAGCATCCTTACCCCATTCTTTCCAAACGTTATTCTCTTCATCGAAGCACACATGGGGGATAAAATCTGAAAGTCTACCAGCCTTGCAAAGAGCTTCTACTTCCACATCAGTGATGTTATTGCACCATCTTTTTCCGGTATTACCGAAGTCGTACCAATCATCTGAAATCTGTTTAGTAGCCTTGTTCAGCCCGCTACCATCACAATCGGGGCAAGTGTGGCTATTCCGTACCACTTGAAAATGAAAATTAACAAGCTCATTCAGGTCATCAAGGCCGTATAATTCTGATACTGATGCAATCTCCTGGGATGATCCCCACCCTTCCTTTTTATTAGTATACATACAATCTTCACCATTTCCCCAACTATTATAATCGGGGTTTTTCTTGAGAAGTTCTAACATCCAATCAGGGGCATTAAGCTCTTTCCATTCCTCAATGTCATACTTGCTGGTAAGGTCGGGATAATTACGCATTTTCATCCCCTCCATTGGGATATTCCTAATCTACTACCATCCATAATCTAAGTCAAGCTCTTTCCTTATTTTCTGGACATATTCTTTTGTGATGCTACCCGGATCGTTATTTCCACCAATATCTATAACTTCAGGATGTCCCCCCAAAGCCGCCACTTTCTCTGCTAATTTCATAGCCCTTTCTTGCGCCTTGGGCTCGGGGTCGAACATAATATATGCTTTTTCATATATAGCAATTTTTCTACATTGCACTTCAGTAGTCATAGTCCCTAAAGTAGCTACAAACGGAGGCCCCATGTTCAGGGCATCAAATACCCCCTCATTTACTCCGATTACATTCCCTTTTACCTTATTTTCCCCATACAATATGAACTTGGGGTTCACAACGCTTTCTTCCACGCTCAAAGTCTTATATCGTAAAACTTGCTTATTCGTGTAATCCCGCCCCTG